GGGATTTGGCGGCATAAACATTCATTCCCGCACCGGAATGGCGACGGAATATCTCTCAGATGAATTCATGGACTGCGTCAGAACCTGCATCGACAAGGCTGAATCCGAAGAGTCAACCGTCGCTGTCGAGGAAGAACTGGTTCCTGTTGCGGTAGAAGAGAAGAAGCCGAAAAAGAGGGGCCGCAAGAAGAAGGATGCTCCCGTTACCGTGGAAGATATCGACAACGGTATCCAGCCTGGAACGAAGGACTGCCCCGTAGAGGAAATTCCGACAGATTCACAGGAAGAATAACGGAATAGCCTGAAAACAATATATTTTTAATGGGAATCCAGTGGATTCCCATTTTTGTTGGAGATACGATGACGGAAGATAATTTCAAGAATACAGTTTTGCCTATGGCCGAGAAGTATATCACCATACCCGATGCCGTTCCAGAAGTCGTCGAGTACTTGAGACATGTCTCGAACTACGAATACACTTTCGCCCGTTTTGTGGACGAGGAAACCCGTCTTATTGCTGAAATGAAGTTGACAAAGGACGATATCCTGTCCGAAGTCACGGAAAAGCACAAGTTCAAGACAATTCCCCGCTACACGAACAATACGCTCCTCATGAACCGAATCAATGGAGACCCCCGCCTCGTGGACTGGAACGGGAAGATTGCCGAGCAGGAGGAATACCTTAGCTCGATGAAGAACGTTCTGAGCATCATCCGAGAGAACAGGTTTGCTTGCCAGAAGATTCTTGACCATGAGGTCTCGGTCGGACACCAGTAATCTTATAAACATAGAATGTCAACACATTAGCAAGTCTGAAGACCATGACCCCCTGGGTTGAACGTCGAACCAGACAGGAGTACAATATGTCTAAATTGACAGACAGGTTGAAGGCAAATAAAGCCTTCGCAGAAAACATCATTAGCAAGAACGAACCAGTCGAATACATTGGTTCAGGAATCCCAGTTCTTGATATCCTTTTCAGTGGTATGATTGGCCACGGTATCAAGAAAGGCCACATGACGGAAATCGCAGCCCCGTCTACAATGGGTAAGTCCCTCATCGGTCTTTACTATCTCGCCACTGCTTATCACGCTGGCATGGACTGCCTCGTAGTATCGTCGGAAGGCGCATTCAACTTTACGTTGGCCCAGCGTCTCGGTGTGAATACTGACGACATCGTTGTGTTCGAGTCCAAGTATATCCACCAAATCAACGAATTTATCACTAATGCCCAGAAGGAGATGAGCCGTAAGGAACGTCACGAAGTGTTCCTCCTGTTCGACTCTTGGGGCCCGATTATCTCCTTGCAGCGTGTCGAAGCCATTGAAAAGCAGACGGGTAAGGACAAACCGACTGCCGACATGGGTCAGACCGCTATCAAGAAGAACGAACTCGCCAAGCTGATTAACGCATCCGAGTTCACTTCACTTATCATCAACCACGTTTACGACTCCCTCGAACAGTACAAGGACCCGAAGAATATCCCTGGTGGTTGCGAACTGTACTTCAACAGCGATGCCATCGTGCTTGTTTGTACGAATGGAAGAGCCTACAAGTCGAAGAACGAGTCTTCCAAGATTGGTAAGATTGGTAAGATTGCCACCGCCCAGATTAAGAAGGGTCGTGACGGTATGGAAAACCGCACCTGCGAATACCGTATCCTTACGAACGGTGGTATCGACCGCTGGTATGGTCTTGTCGACGATGCGATTGCCGCTGGTGTTGCCGTTGTAACGCCGAAGGGTAATAAGGGCACATTCGTGCATCGTCCTGACTACGACATCGACAAGGAAACTGGCGAACTTCTCCGTGAGTTCCGCTGGACGGATGACGATAGCGACCAGTGCAACACCAAGGAGTTCATGGAACCGCTGGTAAGCGACCCGAAGTTCCTTGCTTACATCGAGAAGGCATACATGTACGATGTGTCTCTCTTCGCCCGTGACCTCGTGGGTGACATGCCCGCCCCGATTTCCGAGGAAGAAGCCACCAAGAAGAAGGCCCGTAAGAGCAAGTTGAAGGCTGAAGCTGCAGCAACCCCGAAGAACATCAGCGACGAAATCGAAGGTGTTCAGGAAGAGACCGCAGCCGAGATTGCCGCAAAGGGCACTCAGGCTTAATTAAAAGTACCTAATTAAAACCAGGCGGTTTCCCGTATTCCGCCTGGTTTTTTATCTTGCCAATCTTGTATTTATAATGTATTTTTAGACTGCAATATATTATAACCGAAGGAATTTTTTATGGTAGTAGCAGACTTAAACGATGAAGAATATGTCCTGCGGTGTTTCTTTGAAGATGAAAATGTCCGTCTGCGTATAACGGACAAGATAAAAGAAGAGAATTTTGAAGATAAGGCGGACAAGCAGATTGTCCACCTCGTTCACTCGTTTAATAGAAAGTATGGTCGTTATCCTACTGCACAGGAACTTGTAACTGGATTAAATCAGAACCCAGGATACAGCGATGAAGCCAAGGAACAGCTCCTGAAGATTACTAAGCCTATTGGCGTTATCGCACCAGACGTTAAGAAGAAAATCATTGAGGATTATTTCAAGTTCAAGGTGTCACAGAGGCTTATGGAGGAATATGCCCTCCACATGCACGGAAAGGACCCGAATGCAATGCGTGGTATCATGCCGAAGTTGCAGGATGCGTTGAACTTCAAGCTGAGTACAAACATGGGTATTCACTACATCCGTGACGCTAAGTTCGCAAAGTCGAAGCTCGGTGACATGGAAAAGAGTATCCCTTCCAAGATTGGTGCAATCAGGCAATACACAAGTGAAGCTCCTGAATCTCAGGGAACTTGCGGTGGATATTTCCGCAAGTGTTTGAGCGTTGTCGGTGGTACATCTGGTGGCGGTAAATCCATGTTCATGGTGAACGAGGCTGCCTTTGCTGCAACCTTGGGCTACAACGTGGTTTACATCAGTCTTGAACTTGATGCCGCCAAGATTTGGGAACGTGTCACTAGCTCGTTGCTCAATGTTTCCCGTTACGACATTGCCAAGATGACGGATGAGGAAGTTATCGTCAAGTTGCAGGATACACACGACCCGTCGATAACTGCTCCTGGAAACCTGTATATCAACTGGATGCCTACCCGTAAGACGACGCCTGACGATATCGAGGGTTACCTGAACGAACTGGAACAGGTGGAAGGCGTAAAGATTGACTTCCTTGTGGTTGACTATATCGGTATTATCAGTCCGAACGCAGGTACATACAGTTCGTATGACGGAAGCTACCAGAAAATTCTGTATGCTGCCGAACAGTTGAGAAACATGGCCGTCAACAGGGATATGGCTGTTCTTACTGGAACCCAGATGCAGCGTGCTGGCTACCGTATGAAGGATATCGGCATGGACCAGACGGCTGGTTCCATGGGTCTTGGCGATACGGCTGACGTCTACTACATCATTGTCCATGACGTTGCGTTAAAGCGTGCTGGCTTCCTGACTGTCACGATAGGAAAGAACCGAATGGGCTCGTCGGATGTCCAGTTCAACGTGAGGGTCGACTGGCCGCACATGTGTATCAGCGATGTTCTACCAGAGGATGCCGACATTATCAATAGCATAATGATGGAATCCATTGCACAGGAAGCGATGGCGGCGAACGGGCAGCGGAGGCCGCCACAAGTACAACAGCCTCAGCAACCGCAGCTGCAGCAGCCACAGGAGCAACCTCGGAAGAAAAAGGAGAAGCCGATAGACCCATCGTTTGCCAATGTGGCCCAGAACTACTTTTAAACACAGGAGTTAAAAATGACGGAAGACTATTTTGTGAAGAACAGGGAAACCGTGCAGGTTGTCCCGTATGCCCTGTATGATACATTGCATGCTCTCGGGTTGGACGGATGCGAGTGTATAGTGTCCAAGGAAGACGGTCACCTCGTTGTGCACTACTGCAAGCGTCCTAAGGTCAGTTGTACCGATGAACCTACATCAGGTGCTGTAAACTGCCCGTAGATTACGGTTTAACGTGGCTTCCAAAACACGGCATTAAAGCTAGCAGCACTTTTGGTGGGCATAGCCTTTAAAAATGTATTTTACCCAGTAGATTGAACTACTGGGTATTTATGTTTACCGTTTTAGACGAACACCAGAGGCAGATGATTTGCGGAAAGATTAAGGCGATGTTTTCGACTCCGTCCGCAGTTGATGGGACATGCGGACTGTTCAGCATGCCCGAGCAGTTGATTAAGGACAGGGCGGCGTATTTCAACGAATGCGTCGAGTCGGTCTACCAGCTTTTACACGAAGGGAACTCCCAAATCGGGATGTTCGAGGTCGTGTCGAGCCTTGACGAGTATTTCGACATTGAGTTCCTTGTCAAGAATGTCTTCTCGGACGAAATCATTGAGTCGATAGTCGACCAGATTGCCGACACTTTCGAGAAGGCGAAGCGGGATGGCCGGTTGAACATGGATGAGTCCAGTTTGCCGCCTGGATTGAAGGAAAGGATTATAGCACGTTTGGAAAAGAGGGGTTAGCATGAAAAGATGTACACTTACTGGTGCCGACAAGAAGATGTTGGAGGAAAACCAGCGGGAAAAGAAGCAGCAGCTTGCCGCATTGAACGCCGACATGCAGAAGATGGTGGCTACTGGCCACAGCAAGATGCTTGACGAGACGCCGTTCCTGCCGACTGGTCCCAAGGCTTACCAGCTTGTCGAGACTGAGCATTACAAGAAATGGATTCAGAAAATCCGTGAAAGCGCTCCTGAAAAGAAGTGGGTTGGTAAGAGCTACTTCGGTGTT